GCCGCAGGAATGGCGAGAAGTGGTGAGGTGTATGATATCGACATCCCCGCTGAAGTGCTTACCAAGGCAGTTAAAAACACGGTAGAGTTGCTGAAACGTGAAATTCAGGTGATGGAATAAGGATAAAGAGGCGCACCACTACGATGCGCCCGATAATCAGTAACCACGTTCGGTCAACCACTTGTCCAATGCTTTCTGGACTGCCCATGACCTTGCACGTTCCTCATCTTCACAGAATTTATTAAGTCGGACGTTCAAGTCATGTGGCAAGGACAGATTCAACCGCTCAGACAAGAACTCTGGTTCTGATCCATACGGTGGTCTGCCGCCTGAGTCTCTGCGCCTCGTTGCCATATAATCACCTCCTATGGACAGCATATCACAGGGAGTCAATGGGCGAGACATTACAGTACAGTATTGTAGTATCACACGTTGCAAACGCAATGAAGAACTATATTTTCAAGGGTGCTTTACAGGCCTTAAGCAAGGGCAACCGCAGGGGAAGAAATTTGCTTACGTGTATGGTTTAGCTATTGCAATTATGTTATAAAGTAAATAGCACACAGAAAAGGGGTTGCATAGTCCGCTAAAACTAAGTGCAACCCCTTCTACATTGGGCAGGTTTATTGTATCATGCCTGCCTTTGAATTGAAAGGGGGCTATTTTTTATGCAGAACGATTTTAGAGCGGCGTTTGTTAAGGATGTGGAAGCGGCCTTGGTTACGCATTACGATACTACGCAGGTAGCAGTAATCAGCAACATAATAATAAAGGTGCTTGATGGCTATGAGATAACAGACAGGTGTACAGAGGTAGTGCCGTTGGACGATACTAACGAGCGGCTACTTAAAAATTACTGCGCCTGCCTGCTTGTGGATGGTAAAAGCAAGGGCACAATAAGGCAGTACACGCTATCATGCCGTAAGCTATCGGATGCAATAGGCAAGCCGTACACGGAAATAGGGGTGTATGATTTGCGGTACTTTTTCGCCAAGGAGATGGAGCGGGGCGTTAGTGCACGCACAAGGGAAAACACACGGGCAAACCTTTCGGCCTTCTTCCAGTGGCTGACAATCGAAGAGATCATACCAAAGAACCCAATGGCTTCATTAAAGCCCATCAAGTACAACGAGGAAGTGCGCAAGGCGTTTAGTGATGTAGAAATAGATGCGTTGCGCAGTGCCTGCAATAGTTTAAAGGAGCGGGCTTTGGTGGAGTTTTTGCTTACTACGGGGGCAAGGGTATCAGAGGTTGAGCAAATGCAGGTGCAGGACATAGACATGGCAACGCTTGCGGTGCACATCAAGCACGGCAAGGGCGATAAAAGCAGGATAACCTATACAAACGCAGTAGCAATGCGGCACTTACTGGCATACATAAACAGCAGGAAGGAGCAGGGCACACATTTGTTTTATAACAAAGACCATAACCCGCTTTGTGCGGGCGGCATACGGCGCATACTTGCAAACATTGGCAAGCGTGCAGGTGTGGGCGATGTACACCCGCACAGGTTTAGACGCACCTTTGCGACAAACCTTGCACGGCGGGGCATGGATGTACAGCAAATACAGCGGCTTATGGGGCACAGTAATCTAAATACCACAATGATCTATGTGCAGGTAGATGACAGCAGTATCAGCGCAAGCTATAAAGTGCATATTGCTTGATTGACATACCCCGTTACGAGGTGCTAATCTGAAAGTACCAACAAGGAACGAGGTACGCAGGTTATGCAATGGGCAACGGTAATCATTAACGGGATATTAACGGGAATAGTAGCTTGGTTACTGCACAAGGTTACTGCGGCACTGGACGAGACTGCACAAAAACAGAGCGAAGAAAAACAGCGGCAAGAGGACGAGCGCAGGATAATGCACGGCGTCCTGCTTGCCGTTTTAAAAAACAGTTTGTATGAGCAGTGTTTCCGTGCGCTTAAGGCGGGCAGGGTATCAATAAAGGAAAAGGAAAATATTGACAGCCTGTACACGCAGTATCATACATTAGGCGGCAATCACAACGGGGACATTCTTTACAAGCGTGTGGATACACTGGACATTGTGCCAGACGATGAATGAACAAAGGGGGTTATTGTTATGAATGACTACATTGATTGGAAAGCAAAACTATCTAGCCGTAAGTTCTGGATTTGTTGCGCCGCCTTCCTTGGCTCAATCGGGGCAAGCATTGCAGGCATACAGAGCGGCAATCAGTTCATTGCGGCCTTTGGCCTTGTATGCAGTACCTTAAGTGCGGCAATCTATGCGGCGGCTGAAGCGGCAGTAGATAAGGCGAGGGAAGTTGCGCCGCTTACTGTTAACCACTACGGCGCAATTAACGCAGGCGGCACGGAGCAGGATACGGAACAGCAAGAGGGCGAACAGGAATGATCTCAAACTGCGGGCGTGATGAAAACAGGACCTTTCGGGGCGGCAAAGCAGGCGACCAGACGGGCACGGAGTGGCGGCTGTGCGATTGGTACAGTTACCCGTGGGATTGCGTTATACGGCATGATAACCCCGCTGTCCGCAGGCTGATAGGCAATTATGCTATAGCGGCGGCAAACAATAACCACATAGGTTATGACCAAGGGGAAAGGACAACCTTCTGGCGTTGCCTTGCCGCATCGGGCTACAACCCTGCTAACATCAAAACAAATTGCGAAGCAGATTGCAGTAGCGGGGTTGCGGCTATTGTTAAGGCGGTAGGGTACACGTTAGGCCTGCCTGCGCTTAAGGCACTGGACTACACAATGACAACCTTTTGGGAAAAGGATGCGCTTAAAAAAGCGGGGTTCAAAATCCTAACAGGTAGCAAGTACACAAGCAGTGAAGCCAATTTGTTGTATGGTGACATCCTGCTGAACGTACAGCACCATACCTGTATTGAGGTAACGAAAGGCATTATGCAGGACAGCAATGTAGCAACCCCCGCCACAGTGCGGCTAGGCGGTATAGATGTATCCTACTGGCAGGCCGCTGTGGATTGGGCAAAGGTTAAGGCGGCAGGCGTGCAGTTTGCAATCATACGGGCAGGCTACAGGGAAGTAAAAGACATCCGCTTCGATCGTAACTATGAGGGGGCTACGGCGGCGGGTATACCTGCAGGCGCATATTGGTACAGCTACGCCACAACGGTAGAGGGCGTTAAGGCTGAAGCACAGGCCTGCATTAAAGCCCTGCAGGGTACTAAACTTGCATATCCTGTCTACTTCGATATTGAGGAGCAAAGCCAGTTTAAGAAGGGGCAGGCGTTTTGTTCATCCATAGCGCAGGCCTTTTGCAATGCACTTGAAGCGGCAGGCTACTACGCAGGTATCTATATCAGCGCAGGCAATATAAACTTGCTGTCGGAAGCGGTGCGCAAGCGGTATACCATGTGGGTCGCTGATTGGACAGGCGAGTGCGACTATACGGGTGCTCATGATGTCTGGCAGTACAGCAATAACGGCAGGGTCAACGGCATAGGCAGTGCGGTAGATTTGGACTACTGCTATAAAGATTTTTCGCAGGTTATCCCCGTTCTGGGGTTTAACGGCTACGCAAAGGGTGACACCTTTGCACAGGATACCCCTGTAACGCAAATAAACACCCCTAAAACGGATTTGGATGCAATAGCCAAGCAAGTTATTAGGGGCGAGTGGGGCAACGGCGCAGAGCGCATTGACCGCCTTGAAGCGGCAGGGTATGACGCACAGCAGGTACAGCACAGAGTAAATGAATTGCTTGGCGTTGGGTAAGGATTAATCACGGAATGCACGCTCCGTGTTAATCGATAGTTCTTCTTCATCTTTCTCCTTACTACTTTATCTCGGGAAAGCACCTTGTTAATGCAGGGTGCTTTTTCCATGCCGCAAAGTTTAAAATACCTCGTTTTGGGGTATTGTGTTAATTGCAATAATGCAATATAATAGGGTGTGTAATGGGTAGGGCAACTATGCACGCACAGGCATGAAAGGAGTTATGTATGTACGAAATGATTTTTTGGCAGAATGGCAAGCAGAAAAAGGTATACCCGCAGAACTTGCAGGAGTATGCGCTTGCCGTATCGGTGGCGGGTTGCAATTTTATCTCCATCGAAAAGGGTAACAGAAAGGTGTTTCATGCAGGCTACGAAAAACTACTGGAGTTTATCAAGCAGAAGGAAGATTTGTTTGAGGTTTACGATGTAACCGACGAAATGGAAGAAAACTGGATTGAGTACATTATAGATGACCCGTACTGCGAGGACGTTGATATGGCCTATTACGCACTATGCCAAGCGAAAGGGTTTATTGCCGCTAACAAGTACCTAAAGGAAATGCAGGCTTAATTATGCGCATAATACCCCGTAACGGGGTACACACACTATACACATAGCACAGAAAGGAGATAACAATGCAGGAAGCGGACAGAGTAATGATGCGGTTGGATATTTGCCAGACAATGAACAGGTTGGAATGGGCAATAGTTGACATGGCGCAGGAAGCAACACGGCGGTACATGAAAGCAGAGCAGGCAGATACGGAAGGGGCGTTTATAGCGTTTTACGAGTGGCTACATGATACACAGCGCACAATGGTGCGGGGTGCTAAGGCTGACCTGCTTAAGCTGATGGACAGGACGTATACGGCTGAGGATTTAGCGGAAAAGGAACGCATTGACAGCGTTATTAAAAGATTGGGGGCGTGATTATGTTAACGAAGTGGGATGCTGTGGCGGTTTTGGTGCTGATTATCGCTTATTTTCAATGGGTTTGCACATTTATACAGTGATATGCAGGCAGGAAGGAGCAGGATATGACGGTACAGGACTTTGTTAAGCTTTACAAGGACAAAAATCCAGACGGCACATTTTTTGACAAGCGCACGCTTGGAATGTACGGCGAAAGCATGGACAACATGCGGGTAAACGGCAAAGGCGTAGTTAACGGCACGATATGCTACGAGCTAGTAGCACGGCGTGACGGCCTGCTAGGTTGGTGCGATCATTTTTATTATTTTGATGAGGATACAATGCAGATAGTGCACCACGCCGACACGGGGCAGGCGGTAGGCTGATTGAAACTTTATAACAATGATGCTATAATCCCCGTAGAATGACGGAAAGTTCTACGGGGGAAAACATATGGAGAGCAATACGGCGATGATGGAAGGCAGAGTTAAGGCAAAGCTAGACAGGGGCGGCAGTGTGCACCCGCTTACGGTGCTACGCCTGCAGGCGGGCATAAGCCAGAAGGAACTGGCTAGCAGGGTAGGCAAGACACAGCCGTTTATAGGCAAGATAGAAGCGGGGGTGAATGATATTAATAACATCACCCTGCGCAGTGCGTACCAGATAGCGCAGGCACTTGGTTGCAGTGTGGAAGATTTGGTAAACAAGGGCGCACTGGAAAAGTGCAATTAAAAGTGCAACATTGTTAGAGTGATTGCACTTTTTACGCCATATATGGCACGCACGCACCACATATAAACGGCGGTTTGTACCGAAGGAATGCGGCAGGGGCGCAGGTAAGGCAAAAACAGAAAAACAGGGGGGGGTGTGGGTTCGAATCCCACTCTCTCCGTTTGGGCTGATGCAGTATTTACCACTGTTTCAGCCCTTTTTGTTGTCCGAAAAGTGCAATTTAGAGTGCAACTTTTCAAAATGTGCGTTTAATTGCGCAGTGATCTCCCTGTTTTCGTCATCAATTACACGCCTGTAGACACTGCGGTAGGTGTCGGGGTTAGACCATCCCCCTCGCTCCATTAAATAAGCGTCTGGGATGTTAAGGGCGTGGGCTATTGACACGCTGTACGAACGCAGGTCATGGAAGCGGAAGTATGGCAGGCCTGCCCTATTGCGTGCCCGTGCAAAATTAATATCAAGCCGCTTTGGTGTCATTTTTACCAGTGCGCCCTTTTCCTGCGTTAACTCATCTATAACAAACTGCGGGTATACAATGTCCCTGTTACTGCTGTCGTTCTTAGGGTAGTCTTTGTACTGCCACCCGTTTTCTGTTTCAACCCGTGCCCTGCGCACCCGCACCACGCACCCGCTTATATCTGTATCCATAAGCCCACACACTTCCGACCGCCGTAGCGTACCAAAGGCCGCAAGCAATACAGCAAGGTACAGGGGGCGGTACTTGATGGCCTGCACAAGCCGCTGTATGTCCTCATCTGATGGCGTATAGTAATCAATTCGCTTTTTCTGCGGCAGTGTGGCGTGTATTGATGCATCGGGTATAAACGCCGTAATTACCGCCGTAAGCAACCCCAAAGCGTTGCGACATGATTTAGCCGAATGTGCAACTGCGTAAGCGTTTAGGGTGCTTTGTACGTGTTCTGAGCCTATTTGGTCAATACGCATCCCTAACAGGTTGCCGTAGGCGTTCCTTTGCAGAGATCTATAACCATGCAGGGTTGTGGGAGATAGTACGTTCTGCTTTATCTCTATGTACTTGTCTATTGCTTCGCTTAATGTCAGTTCACTGGATGGCCTGTTCTTGTTCTGCATCCACTGTACTGCAAGCCGCTCCGCTTCGTGCTTTGTGCGGGCGGTAAAGCTTTTATGAAAGTATTTTTTCTTGCCGTTTATTATCTCCACCCTGTCAAAAGCTTGGCAACGCCAGTTTCCGCTTTTTGTTTTTCGTGCTGTAGGCATAATGAACACCAAAAACCTATGGTTTCTAAAAATAAAAACCAGTGGTTTTTTAATTTGAAAACCTATGGTTTTTTAAAACAAAAACCTAAGTATAGTAAAGTATAGTTAAGTAAAGTATAGATAAGTAAATGCGCTTACAGCTTGCGCCTTAATTCTGTCACCTTGCCCTTAATGGTGGCAGTGTTTGTATGTATAGGCTTGATAGCAGGATTAACTGCAAGCAGGGAAAACATTTGCCCTATCTTGTACAGCCTGCGCACAGCGTTTGTGTTCTTGGCAATCTCTACAACTACAAGGTCGCCGTCTGCAGGTTGTGCGCTTTTGCTTACCGTTAACGTATCGCCCTGCTTTATATCGGGATACATGCTGTCATCACTCATTATGTATTCATACTCATAGTCTGCTTTTTCGTTGTGCCCTATGATCTCCGCAGGCGCAACATCCAAAACCTGCGCAAGCTTGCGCACATCTTCAGGGCTCGGTGACCGCTTGCCACATTCCCAATTAGATATAGTGCGCTGATTTTTGCCTATGCGCTCGGCAAGGTCGCCCTGTAATATCCCCCGTGCCATCCGAATACGCTTGATATTATCCCCTACAACGCTCATAGCCTTACTCCTTTCTGTACTTCTTGCTGTACCATTGTACAGCTTAAATGTACCACGATTTGGGCAGTAAAATACATTTAACGGGCTAAAAGAAACAAAAAAATGTTTACATACCCCGTAAGGGGGTATATAATAGTTAATATCTGTTCATATCGCAGTACGCATGGGAAGGGGGTGAATATCACGATTAGCAAACAACTGACATTGAGGGAATGGCGCAGGGTGTTAGGCCTTACGCAGTCGCAGGTAGCGGAAAAGGTGGGCGTGCACATTAACACATGGAAAAAGTACGAACGCTACCCCGCTACTATCCGCATAGGCACGCTCGTAGACATCTGCGAGGCGTTTGGTATCAGCATTACTGAGGTTAAGCTGTTCGATAGCAAGGGAGTGCCGTGGACGGAAGGGGATATAAAAGATGAGTATAGGGAGATTGATAATCAAGGCGCAGAATCTGATAATCAGCGGCCTGCTGACTGAGTTGGTGGTGCGGTACGCATTTACGGATTTAAAGGGGTGGCGGCTTGCTACTGTGGTTGTAGCCGTGTGCGTATTGTTTTACCGCCTGCAGGCGGCAGTTATAACGGCATTGGTAATGGGGGCAAAAAATGACAAAGCAGGAAGTAAAACGGGTGCAGGAAGTGCTGTTCCGTCAATACCTTGGTACAAAAACAGATTTCGCCGCCATCCACAGGCGCACGGGAATACCAGTAACCACGCTAAGAAGGTACAAGGCTGAGCCCGACATTATACCTTTGGGGCGGCTGTTAGAGATCGCTACGGCTATAAACGTAGAGCCTGCAGATTTTCAGTATATGCTTACGGGCAAGCGGCCTACAGTATCACGGTATGCGTAGAATCATGTTGCCTTTATTGCAAATGTGTAATATAATGTACAGTGTAGCAATGTGGTATTGCTTATTTTTTTAATGTACATACCCCGCAACGGGGTGCACAGGCGCAGGGAGTGCGAAAGGAAAGGAGTGCACAATGGAAGACAACATTTTTAAACGCATGATGCAGGTAACTAAGGAAATCAGCACCGTTGCCAAGAATTTAGAAGTAGGCACGGGCACAAGCAAGTACAAGGCCGTAGGCGAAGCGGATATACTGCGGGCGGTTAAGCCGATTGAAGAAAAGTACGGCGTGTACAGTTACCCGTTCGACCGTGAAATCGTGGAAAGCGGCACGATGGAGCGGGAAACCAAGTACGGCAAAAGCATACAGCTTTATATGCGTGTAAAAACCACTTACCGCTTTGTTAATACGGATGACCCGAGCCAGTTTATCGACATTGTTAGTTATGGCGATGGGGTAGACCCGCAGGACAAGGCGTGCGGCAAGGCAATGACCTACGCAGACAAGTACGCCTTGATGAAGGCCTACAAGATACAGACGGGCGATGACCCCGACCAGAACGCAAGCGAGGAGCAGGCGCAGGTAACTGCACAGCAGGCGCAGGGCAACCGTATAAGCAGGCAGGTAATGCTTGACTATGTGCGGCAGGCATATGACGCAGAAGGGCTTAAAACGGTATGCAGTTACTACAAGATAAGTGACGTGCAGTACCTTAAAAATGATCAATTAGCAGTGGTGTACAAGGCGGCAATGGACAAGGCGGCACAGCACGCAGGGGAGAGGTAAAGATGATTTTTTATGAAAGTTTTTACGAGGCCTGCAAGGGCTTAAGCGCAGAGGACAGGGCGCAGGCCTATGACGCAATTATTGCATACGGCTGTGCAGGCATTGAGCCGCAGGGGTTGGGCACTATACCGCAGATAATTTTCACGATGGCGAAGCCGTTGATGGACGCAAACAAGGAGCGCAAGGCTAACGGTGCGAAAGGGGGCAGGCCTAAGAAGGACGCAAACCCTACGCAGGCCGCAACGCCACAAAGAACAACGGGCAAGTTCATTAATTTTGCGCCGAGCGGCACTAATTGGGACACTGTAGCCGACCAGATTATGGCGGCACAGAAATAAACAGCAACACACACCGCACCACCCGAAACTATTGGTATCTTTACGCATTTTATCCTTAGTGGTTGGGATTGATACATCACACAAATACAGAGCCCGTGATGGTGCGGCACGGGCAGGGGGTGGTACATGGTATCTGTGCTACTTGTAGCAGTAGGCCTGTATTTTGTTACAGGCAGTAAATGGTGGTTGTACATAGCGTTAATTGCTTTTTTGCTATGGATGGAAAAAACAAAGTGAGGGACATATGGGAAGGAAAATAAAGGAAACGCAGTTTTTGCCGATTGATAGCGGCAGGCTTAAGGATTGCATAAAGGCGCAGGGCATGACGCTTGCGGAAGCGGGTATTGGGTTAGGTTATTCAGACGGATACATTTCGGGCGTGTGCTATAAGGGGCTTATATCACTGGCAGGCGCAAAGCTGATAAAAATGGAATACGGCATTGAGTACGACAGCTACAAGCCTATTGATCTCATTAAGCAGGAGCTAGAAAAGGCAGAAGCGGCAAAGGCACTGCAGGCAGAGAAACTGCAGTTTTACCAAGACTCGCAGGAAAACATAGCGCACGCTATCGATACCCTGCACACCATGCTAGACATGTACGCAAAGTGCCTGCCGATAATGAAACAGGCAGAGGCAGATATGGAAGCATTAAAGCCGCTGTATGGCGTGTACAAGCGCACATTGGAAAGGATAAAGGGGGAAAGCGCATGATAGGAAAGTATCTTATCACAGCCGCCCTGTGCGGGCTTGCGGTTAATGCAACCGCACCCGCATACACGGCTGAGGATTTGTACGTGTTAAGCCACATAATAAACGCCGAAGCGGGCGACAACAACTGCACACACGAGCACAGGGTTGCGGTGGGCAGTGTGGTGTTAAACAGGGTAGCCGCTGATGACTACCCCGACAGCATTTATGAGGTTGTATTTGATAACGGGCAATATGCGCCGACATGGGATGGCAGTTACGAAAAAGAGCCAAGTGCCGATAGCGTAGAGGTTGCAAAGATGTTACTGCAGGAAGGTAGCCAACTCCCTGCAGAATGTGTTTTCCAAGCGGAATTTCCGCAGGGGAGCGGCACATGGCAAACCTTTACAACCATATACGGCACTACATACATATGCTACAGGTAGGGGGTTCGTGATGCTGTATTTACTTGCTTTTATGGCGGGCGGTTGCGCAGGCGTTTGGTTTATGTGCGCCGCCACTGCCGCAGGCCGTGCGGATGATAGGGAAGAAAGGTGGTTTTATGATCGTTAATTATGACGGAAAGATCAAAAAATCTGAATTAATAAAAATATTGGTTGCAACTTACAGGAGACTTTCTCTTAATAAATTAAAAAGTTGTGATTTCAGAGAAGGTTCGGCAGAGGCAGTCGGTATGGTTGTTGGATATTTCGGCATTGATCCCACAATCATAGCTTCTGAAGCAATAAAAGGAAAACAAAATGAGCATGATTGATATATATGTCAGAGATAAGCAAAGTGGACGAATGCACAGGGTCGGAGATGATATTCACGATATGCTAACGATCAATGATGATGGGCAATTGTGCTATCACAATCTCCATAATGGTGATGGATGTCACACAGGCGATAACATTGGTGGATATGAGTTTGTACCGAATCAAGACGAATACGGATTTAATTGCGTTCCTGTGAAAAAAGGGGTGAAACAATGGGGGATCTGATAAGCAGACAGGCGGCATATGAAACACTGACAGAATACTATCACCACACAACAGAGATTCAGCACAAGGCATTGTGTGAAGCGTTGGCACACGTTCCAACCGCACAGCCAACCGAGGCGAGTTGTTGGGGTTGCAATTGCCAAAAGATGGAAAGATTGAATGAGCAGAAAACCTTTTCGGAAATGGTACATCTTCATGATGCAGAAACGCACGAAGAACGCACGGAAACGCATGCGTGCGATTGTATCAGCAGACAGGCGGCGATAAACACATTATGCAAGGCAGAATGTGATTCGGAGGGCTTCTGCGGTGTGGCCTGCGACAGCGTGATTGCATTGGAAAACATGCCTACTGCAGTGCAAGAGCCACAGGATGGCACGCTAGCTATTACGGTGGGCGATGTGGACAGGGTTAAGCGGGTAATAGTGCAGAGCGGGCAGTGGTGCAAGGTGTTGTATGACGCACCAGAACAGCGGAACAAGCCTATGAAGCCCAAAAAGATAACAGACAGGACGTGGGGAATACCTAACCTACAGCCTGTTTGCCCAAATTGTGACTATTACCTAGCACATGCGTATTTTTTATCTGATAACAAACGCCTGCGGGTTACTTATTGCGAGACTTGCGGGCAGGCTATTAATTGGGAAGGATGGGAAATAGAGGAATGATTTATGCATTGCTAGCCATATTTGCGGCTATGGCGGTCAGCTTTGCCTTTGGCTTTGCCCTGCGTGGTATTGCGGCGGGCATACTGCAGGGCAATGATGACACGCAGGACGATGAGCAGGACGGCGCACAGGTACGCAGGGGGTGCGAAAACTGTATGTATGAGTTTTATTCACTGGATACCGAGCCCTGCTGTAACTGCTTTAACTTCAATGAATGGAAAGAGGACTTTGACACATGATTTACGTAAGAATCAAGCGTTTAACGGACAGCGCAATCATACCCACAAAGGGCACGCCGTGGGCGGCAGGCTTTGACCTGTATGCCGATACTACGCAGGACATTGTGGTAGAGCCGCATGATACTGTTAACTTTCACACGGGGTGTGCTTTTGAGATACCAGATGGCTATTTCGGCATGGTCTGCTCCCGCTCTGGCATTGCTACAAAGTACGGGCTACGCCTGCCGCACTGCGTGGGGATTATCGACAGTGACTACAGGGGGAATGTGGGCGTGCCACTGATCAATGACAGTAACGAACCTGCTACGGTGCTAGCGCATGAGCGCATAGCGCAGATTATCTTTTTAAAACTGCCAGACGTTGGGCTGTATGAAGCTGAGGAATTAACCAAGACAAGCAGGGGCGAGGGCGGTTTTGGAAGCAGTGGCAGGGTATGAGTTGGAATAACTACGGGGGCAGGCACAAAGGCAGGCCTGCAGGCGCAGGCAAGTACCACAATAGCCCCAAAGTGGTAGACGGCATACAGTTTGACAGCACAAAGGAAGCACGGCGATATACCGAGTTAAAGCTGATGCAAAAGGCGGGCATGATTAGCGGCCTTGAGTTGCAGAAAAAGTATGTGCTGATACCCACACAAAGAGAGCCCGACACCATTGGCGCACGGGGCGGCAGGCACAGGGGCAAAGTGATTGAAAAGGAGTGCAGTTATTATGCGGACTTTGCCTATTATGACAAAAACGGGGAGCAGGTGGTTGAGGATGTGAAAAGCCTTGCAACCAAGACCCCGCAGTATGCTATAAAGCGCAAGCTTATGCTGTACATACACGGCATAAGGGTGCATGAGGTGTAAATTGACAACGGAATAAAAGTTTGCCATACTGATTATACCCCGTATCGGGGTGTAAACTGTTCCTTCCTAGAATCATTTTGAGTCAGTAGTCTTGATGCATGGCAATCGGTTCGCCATCCGATGCAGGTTCGACCCCTGCCAAGATTAGCGGGCAAAGTGGGTGCGGAGACCCTTATAAAAGCACTCCCTTGCTGTATAACATATCTCCTTCCGCACTTGCTTTGCCTTTTTTGATGATATGAAAGAATTTAAATCATTCTATAAAACAGTTGAAGGTAACGAGGGTAACGTATGCCACTACCCTACACGCTTAGATACATACGGGTGCGGATGCGCCCACGATTGCAGTTACTGCTACGCGAAAAGCCTGCTTTCCTTCCGTGGATTGTGGAATCCACAAGACCCTGCAGTTGCGGATATGGATGATATACGCAGGACACTGGATAAGGTAAAGCGGGGCACGGTGCTACGGTTGGGCGGTATGACAGACTGCCTGCAGGCCTGTGAGCTTAAGTATAGGCGCACGCTTGACACGATTAAGCTGTGCAATAAGCGGGGTATAGGTTACTTAATCGTTACTAAATCGCACCACATTGCGGACGATGAGTACATGCAGGCGATGGACAAAGGGCTTGCGCATATCCAGATAACAATAACAACGCTTGATGACGATCTCTGCGCCACCTATGAAAAGGCAAGCCCGCCAAGCAAGCGGGTGCAGGCGTTGCTACGGCTACAGGATGCGGGTTTCGATGTGCAGGCACGGCTTTCACCTATCATTGAGCAGTATATGGACTTTGACCGCTTGAACGGGTTAGGCATTAACAAAGCTATTGTAGAGTTCTTAAGGGTTAACAGTTGGATACAAAAATGGTTTCCAGATGTGGATTATACGCCGTACAGGTTAAAGCAGGGCAGTTACAGGTTCTTACGGCTTGCGGATAAAAAGCGGATTATTAGCAAAATCAAAATACCGCAGGTCAGTGTATGCGAGGATTACAGGCCGCACTGGAAATATTGGCAGGTTAATGTAAACCCGAACAGGGACGATTGTTGCAACTTAAGGGGGTGAAAGATTGGAAATTAAAATGGTGGCGGTTGCGGACATAATACCGTACGAAAACAACCCGAGGCGCAATGCGGATGCGGTGCAACCTGTAGCGGAAAGCATTAAGCGGTACGGGTTTAAAGTGCCTATGATACTTGACGCTGAAAACGTGATAGTAGCAGGGCACACACGGTATGAAGCGGCGCAGGTGCTTGGACTTACGGAAGTGCCTGTAATATACGCAAATGATCTAACCGAGGAGCAAATACGGGAGTTTAGGCTTGTTGACAACAAAACCGCTGAATTTGCGGAATGGGATTTTAGCAAGCTTGAAGAGGAATTGGAAGGCCTAGACTTTGGCGGGTTTGACTTTGGCTTTGGTACTGATGATGACGAGATAGGCGTTGTCGATATTGAAGAAAACCACGCAGGCAACCTGCAGAAGAACTTTATCGTGCCGCCCTTCAGCGTACTGGATACAAGACAGGGCTATTGGCAGGACAGGAAGCGGGAATGGCTTGAACTGACAGGCGACCTTAGCGAAACAAGGGACGGCGAGTTCGGCAGGTTACGGGGCGGCGGTGTTATCCGTGAGATTAACGAGGGCACAAGCAACTTTGACCCCGTGCTTGCGGAAGTAATGTATAAGTGGTTCAACGTGCAGGGCGGTAAGATACTTGACCCGTTCGGCGGCGAACAGACGAAGGGCGTTGTAGCGGGCGAGTGTGGGTACACTTACCACGCCTGCGAGTTTAGGGCGGAGCAGGTTGCACTTAACAAGGAAAAGACCGCCAAGTATGACGGCGTGCATTACTACCAAGGCGACAGCAACAATATTGACCAGATTATCGGGGAGCGGGGCTTTGACATGCTGTTTACAAGCCCACCCTATTATGACCTTGAGGTATACAGCAAGGAAGATATGAGCGCACTAGGCACATATGAGGAGTTTATGAGCCAGTACCGCAACATATTTACCAAGTGCTATGACATGCTTGCTGATGATGCTTTCGCCGTTGTAAAGGTTGCGGAAATCAGAGACAAAAAAACAGGCGCATACAGGTGCTTTGTTGCCGATAATATCAAGATGTTCTGCGACATTGGCTTTACTTTTTACAATGATATTGTGCTTGTTAATGCAGTGGGCACGGGTGCAATACGTGCAAATACAAACATGCGCACCCGCAAGGTAGTGAAACTGCATCAGAATGTGCTTGTGTTCTACAAGGGCAACCTTGAGAACATAGCGGGCAGGTATCCTATGCTGAATTTTGAGGAAAGCGATTATGAGCAGTGACTTCTATAGGATGGGCATGTCACTGTATACGGCGTTTACAGCTAAGAAGGCAGTTGCTACAAGTGCAGTATGGAATATCTGTTATTGGCTGATATGGGGCTTGTAGGGTATGACAGCAGGTACGCCGAGCATTGTTGGAACATACTGGCAACATCCAAAACGGCGCACAGGCCAGACCTGTTCAAGAGATCGCTACCACTTGCCGAAAGGATGGACAACCTTAGAAACTATGGAAGCTGATTACTTAAGATTTCCGCATAAAATGCTACGCTCATACTGCATTAAGGCATACATGCAGGCGGCAGGGTACAGCCGTGCGGTGTGCTTTTCCTGCGGTAATGCCGCAAGGGAGTTGGAAAAGGCGGGCGTTGATGTGTTGCACATAGGCAGGCAGGGCGAACTTACGCCGAATAAGTGGTACACGCAGGCAGATATAGCGCATGTGTTTACAGGCTATTTTGATGCGACAAGCGGGCACTTGCCTATGACATGCATGTTAATGCTTGCGGCAACGTATAAGGGCTATTTAGGGGCATTACGTGGGACATACAGTGTGCCCTGCGGTAGCGGTGAAACACTTGTGTGCCTTAAGCTTGCATATCCAGATGTTAATTTTACTGCGGTTTATAACCTTGATGATGCAACACGTTATGAAGAAGGATGCGTGTTAAACGGGCTTGTTAAACTGCTTGCAAAAGAGATCATATTTGCAGACCAAAGCGATACAAAGAAAGGCGGTGAAGCACTATCGCCAGAAAAGGAAACTATGAGGAATGGTTAACGGATGACGGCCTGCTTATGGTTGAAGGTTGGGCAAGGGATGGCTTAACCGAAGCGCAGATTGCTAAAAACATAGGAATCACGCCGCAAACGCTATGCGAATGGAAACGCAGGTTTCCTTCATTTGCTTCAGCCATAAAAAGGGGCAACGCACCTGTAGACATACAGGTAGAAAACGCACTGCTTAAGCGGGCACTTGGCTATGAGTGCGAGGAGATAACGGAAGAGATAGAAGAAACGCCTACAGGCAAGCAGGATGAAAACGGCAAGCCGATTATGCGAAGGAAAAAGCATATAAAAAAGTACAGGAAAGTTATACCGCCAGACACGGCGGCTATGATTTTTTGGTTAAAAAACCGCAAGCCCCTGCAGTGGCGTGATAGACCAGAAGCACCCGTTTCAACCGAAGCACTGGAAAAACTGGATGCGGTGCTCGCAAGCATAAAGGGTGTTGTGTGATGGCATTTTCGGAAAAACAGCAGGAATGGTTTATGAATGCGAACCGCAGATGGTGTTTTAAAGAGGGGGCGGTGCGTAGCGGCAAGACATATGCTGATTTCTTTACAATACCGAAACGAGTTCGGGCAAGGGTGGGCTTGTCTGGGCTTGTTTTCATATTCGGCGTATCAAAAAGCACCATTGAACGCAACATACTTGAGCCTATGCGCACCATATGGGGGGACGATTTTGTAGGAACGATTAAAGCAGATAACACCTGCAGGCTATTCGGTGAGACGGTGCACTGTTTGGGCTGTGAAAAGGTGTCGCAGGTGGGCAAGATACGGGGTTCATCGATTAAATACGCCTATGGGGATGAGGTAGCGGAGTGGAATCCAGAAGTTTTCGACCTTATTAAATCCCGTTTGGACAAATCATACAGTGTATTTGACGGCGCATTGAACCCCGAAAGCCCTACGCACTGGCTAAAGGCGTTTTTAGACAGTGATGCGGATATATACCGACAGCATTACCGCATAGACGATAATCCTTTTTTAGCGAAAGAGGTTGTTGAGAACCTTAAAAAGGAATATGCGGGCACGGTGTACTACGATAGATATATTGAGGGGCGTTGGGCACTGGCTGAGGGGCTGATATACCCAATGTATCAAGACATTATTGTTGATGTGGACAGCTGTCCAGATAAACCTGCAAAGAGTGTTTTAAGCATTGACTACGGCACTATGAACGCCTTTGCCTGCCTGCGGTGGGATAAGGGCGAGGACAAATGGTACTGTACGGAACGCTACTACTACAGCGGCAGGGATACAGGCGCACAAAAGACAGATATTGAGTACCTGCGGGATATAGAAGAACGGTTTGCCGACTTGATAGGCCAGTACAGGCAATCAGCGGCAGAGCGGATGACAGAAAAAATACAGGTTATTATTGACCCTTCAGCGGCTTCGTTCATCGCATTGCTTAAGCGTACGGATTGGGCGAAAGTACTGCCTGCAAAGAATGATGTGTTAAACGGGCTAAGGGAGACGGCAACCGCTATGAACACGGGCAGGATTGCAGTATGTAAAACGGTGAAGGAGTTTGAACAGGAAGCGGGCGGCTACGTGTGGGATGAAAGCACGGGCGAGGAGCGGCCTATTAAGGTTAACGATCATTTAATGGACGCTATGCGCTACTTTGTAATGACGATGCACATTAACAAGCCACAGCAGGCATACAGGCCACTGTGGGCAATGTAAGAAAGGGGCGAAATAAGGGGTGAAAACGTATCAAGATTTCCTGCAGGTAGCAGGCGGCAGTGAACAGGCACGAATGGAATTTGTGTATGCGCTTATTAATGACCACAAGGGCAGTATACTGTACAGAAAGGCTGTGGTAGCACAGCGGTACTATAACCGCCACAATGTCACCATCGAGCAGTATCAAAAACTGCTGTATACCATGACGGGGCAGGCTGTACCAGATAACTACAGTGCGAACTGGAAGATGCGGCACGGCTTTTTCCGTATCTTTGTAATGCAGGAAATACAGCACCTGCTAGGCAACGGAATCACATGGAAGGACAAGGCTACGGGCGAAAAGCTTGGAAAGGATATTGATAAGCAGGTTATGAAGGCGGCAAAGGCGGCGGCAATCGGCTCTGTATCTTTCGGCTTTTTTAACCTTAATCATGTGGACGTGTTCAGCGTGGACGAGTTTGCACCGCTGTACGATGAAGAGGACGGCGCACTAAAGGCGGGCGTGCGCTTTTGGCAGATAGATGACAAAAAGCCCCTGCGGGCTACGCTGTACGAGTTGGATGGGTACACAGACTACATATGGCGGCATAACAAGGGCGAAGTTATGCACCCGAAACGGGGGTATATTGAAAAGGTTAGGGAAAGCAAGGCAGACGGCACGGAGATCTATGATTATGCAAATTACCCGTCCTTCCCCATTGTGCCGATGTGGATTAATGAGGAGCATCAGAGCGAATTTGACGGCATAAGGGAGCAGATTGATTGCTATGACCTTATTAAAAGCGGCTTCGCTAATGATATAGATGATGCAAGCCTTATTTACTGGACTATCCAGAATGCGGGCGGCATGGACGATGTGGATTTGGCGAAGTTTGTGGAGCACATGCGCACGGTAAGGGCGGCGGCTGTGGATGATGACGGCGCAAAGGCTGAAGCGCATACTATTGAAGTGCCGAGCGTATCCCGTGAGGCTTTGCTTGATAGGATAAAGGACGACCTTTATCAAGACGCTATGGCTTTGGATTTAAAGAACATAAGCGGCGGGGCAACCACTGCAACGCAGATAATAGCAAGCTACAAGCCACTGGACAGCAAGTGCGATGACTTGGAATATGGTGTACTGGATTTTCTTGACCGCATACTGTACCTTGCGGGCGTTGAGGATGAAGCCCCAACCTTTACCCGTGACTATATCGTTAATAAGCAGGAAGAAGTGAACAGCCTGCTTGCGGGTGCGCAGTACCTTAGCGAGGAGTATGTTACCACCAAACTGCTGACATTGTTTGGCGATGGTGACAGGGCTGAAAGCATGATACAGCAACGCATAGCGGATGACCTGCAGGTAGATTATGAAGAGCAGGATAACGAGCAGGAGCAGGCTGTAGCGCAGGGCGAATAAAAGGCGTTTTAGGCGGTTTTGTGTGGCGGGCTAACAACTTACCACACAAGCCGCATAAAGCCTTTTAAGGGCAAAATAACAGGCGCGGGGGTGATGTATGGCAGATATAGCACACAAGCAGACAGACGATGTTATTGAAAAGGTCGAGCGCAAGGTAAAAAGGGAATACAGGCAGGCGCAGAAGGATGTAGAGCGCAAGGCGCAGGCGTACTTTGACAGGTTTGCGGCAAAGGATGCTAAGAAAAAGGCGTTAGTGGATGCAAAACAGTTGTCCGAAGATGCTTATAACAAATGGCGTGCACAGCAGTTACTTGTGGGCGACAGGTGGAACGCTATGGCTGACCAGTTGGCGCAGGACTACGTTAATGCTAGCCACATATCAAACAGCATAATAAAGGGGCACATGCCAGAGGTTTACGCACTAAACCACAACTACAGCACGTATGAGATTGAAACGGGGTTAAAGGTGGACACTACATACACCCTATACAATGCGCAAACGGTGGAGCGGCTTATACGTGACAACCCGCAGATATTGCCAGACCCGACAGAAAAGGTGGCGCAGGCTATACGGGATAAAAAAATAAAGCGGTGGAGCAAGCAAAAGATGACTAGCGCATTGACGCAGGCTATACTGCAGGGGGAAAGTGTGAACGCACTGGCAAAACGCCTGCGCAGTGTTACGGATATGAACGCCGCAAGCGCACTGCGCAACGCTCGAACCATGATAACAAACGCAGAGAACGCAGGCAGGTATGATGCGTACAGGCGTGCCCGTGATTTGGGCGTTAAGTTCAAGGTTATTTGGCTTGCCACACTGGACAACCGCACAAGGCATGAGCACAGGATGCTAGACGGGCAAATGCAGGAAGTGGACGAGCCTTTTGTGGTTGATGGTATACAAATACTTTACCCTGCAGATTACGGCGGCAAAGATTACAAAGTACCGCCCGACATGATCTATAACTGCCGCTGTACTATAGGTGCGGCGGTTAAGGGCAGTAAACTGTGGGATGAGGGACAAAGCGCACTGAACAGGGTTACTGCGGACGGCAGTGATTATGAGGACTGGAAAAACGCAAAGAACAAGCCAAAGCCAGAGCAGGACGATAAGCAGGCAACGGCAGACAAACCCACGCAGGGCAACAAGCCACAGCCTAACACGTTTAAGGATAAGGTAGATAATTTGCGCACCCGCATCAAAGACAGGGGTGGCGATATTACAGAGGATGACCTGCGGGAAGCGGGCGAAGCACTGGCAGATGACTTTGAGCGGTACATAGCACCAAAGCGCAAGGCGTATGAGGATGCTACGGCGGCACTGGATAAATACAAAGATGAGCACGGTATAACCCAATATTCAAAACAGATAGCAGAAATGCAGGAGCAGATGTTTAAAACAAAGGATTTTAAAGAGTTCCGCAGGCTATTAGACGAACAGGCTGAACTGCAGAGAAAGCAAAAGGCACTGCAAACGGATGAATACAAAAAGCTATTATTTGAAAAAAACCGCAAAAAGATGGACTATGAGGGCAATTTTGAAGACAATTCTAAGTGGCTAAAGGATAAGCTAGGCGAAGTGCGGTTAATGGGTTCGCAGGGGCTTGATGTTAAAGGTCATCTTAACAACGGGCGTTCACCTATGCGCAAGGTAGTAGAGCAGGCGTATGATTGCTACCCGTCCGATTGGGTGCGGGATTCCGTAAATGCAGGCACGCTGTCAGTTAAAAAGACAAGCAGGGGATACTATAGCAACTACAGGCGCGAAATTGCTATTAGCGGTGACGGTAAATCGCACTCATTTGCTACTGCAGTGCATGAAGTAGGGCACAGAATGGAAGATAAGCATAAGGGTATACTTGATGCAGAAAGCAAGTTCTACAGCCGCAGGACAAAAGGCGAAGAGTTAAAGTGGTTGGGCAGTGGCTACGCTAAGTATGAGGTAACAAGGAAAGACAAGTTTATTGACGCCTACATGGGCAAGGACTACGGCGGCAGGGCTTATGAGTTGGTATCAATGGGCTTTCAGTACGCCTATACTGAGCCGCTTACGCTTGCCAAGGACAAGGACATGCAAACATGGATATATGGCCTGTTAACATTGGGGTGATTGTATGGAGTATGTTATCGCTAAGGGATACAAGGACGGAAATAACATCGCAATAATGATAGTAAAGCAAAGCAAGGGCGGGCTAGTAGCCCATTGCAATGACTACAGGTACATAGACAGCCTGCAGGATATGCTTGACGGTGATATTGTTGTAGGCGGGACGTATACTGCGCCTATGGACAGCCTGCTAAAGGCGTACCATTGTGCTGAGCAGTTTTTGGACAGTGTAACGGATATAACCGTAGAGGGCGAAATAGAACAGATACCATATGAGGACGGGCTTATTTACTAGGCAGGGGGTGATACTATGGCGGGTTCAACTATAACGATCTCCGCAAACAATATACAGCAGGTACTGAATGAACTGGATACAAAGAAGGAAACAGTGTTGAAGGCGGTAGGTATGGCGGCGGCAACCTACGCAAAGGGCAACCTTGAGCATGACCCACGAAGGATAAACACGGGCAACCTGCGCAACCGTACGGAAAGCAGGGTAGAAGGTGACAGCGCATACATAGGAACAAATGTTGACTATGGAATCTATGTAGAGCTAGGCACGCTGAAGATGACACCAAGCCACTTCTTAAAAAGGGCGGTAGCCGACCATATTGATGAGTATCGAAATATCATAATTGCACAACTTGAGGAATAATACAGGCCTGCGGTGTAAAAGCCGCAGGTTTTTTATGCCAAAAAGCCCCAAAAACCTGCAAAAACTGCTTGCTATTATTACAATATTGCAATATAATGTGCATAGTACACAAGGGCGCAAGCCTTTTTCATGCAGGAAAGGAGCAGGATATGGCGACATTAATCAAGATTGACAGGAACGGAAGTAAGCACTATGAGGGGTATTGCAAGTGCGACCGCTGTAGCGGACGGGGACAGTATTGGTGGGGCGCAATAATTAACGGAAGCCCGCAGTTCAGCGGCGTATGCTATAAGTGCGGCGGCACAGGGCAGATGTACACAAAGTGGATAGAGCGCACGCCAGAGTATCAAGCCAAATTGGACGCAAAGCGGGCGGAAAAATACGCAAAGGCACAGGCTGAGTGGAACGCAAAGCGGGCGGCATGGGAAGAGGAGCGGCGCAAGCGCAAAGAAGAGCAGGAAGCCAAAATCAAGGCTGAAAAGGCAAAAAGCCAGTATGTGGGCGTGATTGGAAACCGCATTGCCTGCCCATGTACCTACGTGCACAGCGCACACTTTGACGTGAAATCATACAGGGGATTTGGTACAGATACCATGTATGTGCACATGTTTAAGGATGCGGACGGCAACAAGCTTGTGTGGAAAACAAGTAGCGGCCTGCCGTTTGCAGAGGGCGACAGCGTTAACGTGGTGGGCACGGTTAAAGAGCACAGCGAGTACATGGACGAGAAGCAGACAGTGCTTACACGGTGCAAGGTAACAGAGTAAAGGGGGTGCGGTTATGGGTAACAAGGTATATACAGTGCAGTACAGGGTGCGTATTTTTGCAAAGGCGAAGGAGTGCACGGTAAGGGCAAATAACAAAGCTGATGCATACGCAAAAGCCGCCTATGAGGTAATCCCTTATAATAAGGGCGAGCCGCCGTATAGCGCATGGGTGCACGGCGTAAGGTACAGCAACGGCAACTATCACACGTTCAACACCTGCGAGGGGTTGCCATATTAAGGGGGTGCGGCTATGTGGGCAATATCATACGTGCATATCACACCTGCACGGTATGCGGTAGACGGTAAGGAGCACAGAAAGACGCTTTACTATGGCGGGCTAGTGGATACGGTTTTCGGCATGTGCGCAACCACATGGGTATGTAAGCGGCAGGCGGTGCTGTACAGAACCAAAGCCGAAGCAACACGGCAGGCGAAAAGGCTTAAAGGCAATTACACCATAAAGGAAATTAAATAAGGCAGGCGGTACTGCAGGGGCAACCCGTAAGGGGTTGCCTTTTTTGTTGCCTTTTTGGGTGTTGTACCCCGTATTGTTACAGATTTGTTTGACAGACCACACCATTGCGGGGTATAAAGGAATTTAGAGGGAACGAATGTCAAGGCAATGACACCGAAGAAAAGGAGACACCTTAATGGCACTTACTAGAAGGATGCTCAAGGCAATGGGCATTGAGGACGAAAAAGTAGATGAGATCATAAACGCACACAGCGAAACGGTGGACGCACTTAAGGAACAGCGTGACCAGTACAAAGCGGATGCCGAAAAACTTCCAACCGTGCAGAAGGAACTGCAGGGGCTTAAGGATGCCGCAAGCAAAGACGGGGGCAGTGCTTGGGAAGTTAAGTACAACGCTATGAAAGAAGAGCGGGATAACATTAAAAGCGAGTACGACAACTACAAGGCACAGGCAAAAGCCGCCCAGACGAAAGCCGCCAAGGAAAAGGCGTATCGTAACCTGCTGAAGGAGATAGGCATTGCAGACAAGCGCATTGACTCCGTGCTAAAGGTTACAGACCTTGACAAGCTTGAACTGGATGATAACGGCGCACTGAAGGATGTGGACACCGCAAAGGAAACTGCGAAAAACGAATGGTCTGACTTTATCGTCACAAGTAGCGAACGGGGGGCAGAAACATCTACCCCGCCAAACAACAACGGCGGCGCAAAAATGTCCATGCAGGATATTTACAAGAAGGATGACCACGGCAGGTATGTAATGACAGCCGAACAGCGTCAGCAGGCAATCGCCGCCAACCTAGAGAAAGGACAATAAATCATGGCAGTTGAAACTTTAACTACTCCGAGAACCGCCCTGCCTAACGTGTACACGAACGTTACTGCAAGGGAAATCGATTTTGTAAACCGCTTCAATGACAACTGGCAGGCACTGCGTAATATCTACGGCATTTCCCGCCCGATTAAGAAAGAAGCAGGCACTACGCTTGTATCCTATACTGCAGATGTTACCCTGCAGGATGGCGCAGTAGCGGCAGGCGCAGTAATCCCGTACAGCAAGGCCACCATCGTACAGGCGGCGAAGGCTGACATCACCCTTGAGAAATATGCAAAAGCTGTCCCGATTGAGGATGTAGACCGCTACGGCGTGGAAGTAGCCATCGAGAAGTCCGATGATGCTTTCCTTACCAAACTGCAGAACGCAGTGCTGACCAAGTTCTATACTTTCCTTAATACTGGCTCTCTTACAGGTACTGCGGCAACATGGCAGGCAGGCCTTGCTAAGGCGCAGGGGCTTGTACTGGATAAGTTCGCCACTATCCAGAAGGAAGTCACGCAGGTTGTAGGCTTTGCTAACATCCTTGATGCTTATGACTACCTTGGAACGGCAAACATCACAACGCAGAACGCCTTTGGCCTTAGCTATGTGCAGGATTTCATGGGCTACAGCACCCTGTTCCTGCTTCCTGCAACAATGATCGCACGCAATAAGGTACTCGCTACGCCTGTGGAAAACATCGACCTGTACTACATCGACCCAAGTTCCGAGTTTGCAAGACTTGGGCTGAACTACACCGTGCAGGGTGAGACCAACCTTATCGGCTTCCATGCGCAGGGCAACTACGGCACTGCTGTAGGTGAGACCTTTGCAGTTATGGGAATGGCACTGTGGGCTGAGTACCTTGATGGTATTGCGAACGTGACCATTTCCTCAACCTAAGCCACAGCGCAGGGGGTACAACATGTACAAAGTGATTGAGCCCTTCAATGACCTTGAGGACGATAATTACCACTATGATACAGGCGATACATACCCAAGGGCAGGCGCACAGCCTACCGAAAAGCGGGTGGCGTTTTTAGCAGGTGCGGATAACCTGCTAGGCAAGCCTGTTATAGCGAAAGAAGCACCTAAGAAACGGACGAGGAAAAAGGCATGATGACGCTGACCGACCTTTGCAGGGAACTGCGCAACTATTTTGATACTGCCAGATACTATGATACCTTCACAATCGCCGATGGAATTATAAACCTTTCCGACATGCTAGCAGATAATTCCCTGCAGGACGGTCAGTATTTTCGTATAGTCGGTTCTGTATTTAATGACGGGGTATACAAATACCCCGCCGCAGAACTGACCGATGAGGTTTTTAGAGGTGCAGTGTGGGCTATGGCTGTACCCCGTGAGGTGGTGCTTTTGCTTGATGACATTAATAAATGGCTTGATACCTACGGCGCAGACTTGCAGAAGCCATATCAGAGCGAATCCTTTGGGGGGTACAGTTACACCTTAAAGGGTTCGCTTTCGGGCAGTTCAAGCACAGCGGCGGCAGGTGAGCCATGGAAAGCGCAGTTCTCGTCACGTTTGGCAAGGTGGAGAAAAATATGAGCCTACTTAGCGAAGCAATGACAGCGTGCACCCTGCTAGTAGAAAGAAAAGTGCAAGGCACAAGCGGCGGCTATACCCGCACATGGGTAGACGGTGACAAGTTTGATGCGGCTATTGTTTTCGATTCTTCCATGCAGGGGCGCAGGGCTGAAAAAGAGGGCGTGACAAGCCTTTACACCGTTACAACGGACAGGGGCAGGGTACTGTACTTTCATGATGTTTTCCGCAGGGAAAGCGATGGCAAGGTATTCCGTGTTACTTCGGACGGGGATGATCGTTTTACACCTGCAAGCGCAGGCTTAAATATGCGGCAGGTATCAGCAGAGGAGTGGAAGCTTACATGACAAAGGAAGAAGCCCTGTTTTCGTTCTGGTCTGGCTTTGGCCTGCCTGCTTACGATGAGCTAACAGTGCCGAAGGATGCTGAACTGCCTTATATCACGTATGAAAGCATTACGGATTCATTAGGCTTTACTGCGGATATGTCGGGGAGTATATGGTATCGCTCAACGGATTGGAGCGATATTGACAGCAAAAAGGACGAAATAGCCGCAAGTATCGGCTACGGACACAAGATTATAAAAATTGATGACGGTTATATGTACATCACTAAGGGAACACCGTTTGCACAGCGTATGTCTGATGATACGGACGATATGATACGCAGGGTACTGGTCAACCTTAATGTTGAATACTTAACCGCACATTAAGAGAGGAGCAACCATATGGGAGCATATACTGTAATCCCGCAGTCAACTTTTGACGAACTGCAGATGGATGCGGGCGTACTGCTTACTACGTTCGACCCGTCAAGTCCTACTGTAACGGATACGGCAATCGTTACTGCAACAACGGGCGGCATACAGGCCACCTGCACGCCGACCTTCAGCGACCTCGGCGAGGATGTAGACAACTGCCCAAACAATACCAAGGAACTGAAGCACCTTGATAGTTGGGAATGTAGGCTGACTACAACTGCACTCGGTACTGCGCCCGAAAAAATCAAGCTTGCACTTGGATGCGCAGACATTGACGGCACTGACAGCACTAAGATAGTACCCCGTGCCGACCTTGCGCAGACCGATTTCAGCAGTATTTGGTGGGTAGGCGACAGGGCTGACGGTGGCCTTGTGGCTGTGCAGTTGCTTAATGCACTGTCTACGGGCGGCTTCAGCCTGCAGACCACTAAGAACGGCAAGGGTCAGCTTTCCCTTGAGCTTACGGGGCACGTAAGTATTAACGCTCAGAAAACTGTGCCTATGGTTTTCTACAGCATCGAGGGACAGGGCAACTAACAACGTAAAAGGGTAAAGGAGATCTATAAGAATGAAAAATCTCGCAAACTGCAAACCGTCTGAATTTTTGAAGCAGATAAACAAGATTCGCAAAAGCGTGCAAAACTGGCTGAAGGTTACGGACATACTTGAAATTCGCAAACGTCTCCCGCAAGGTATGCCAGAACTGACAGCCGAATTGTCGCAAGCGGAAACCGAAGCGGTTAAAGCCAAGCGTGATGAAATGATGACGGAACAAATGCAGGCCAACCTGTCGGCGATATTGGACGCATTGCTTGATGACCATCCAGACGAAACACTTGAAGTGCTTGCGCTTTGTTGTTTCGTTGAACCAGAAAATGTCGATTCATACACCATCTCTCAATATTTGGAATCAATCAATGAGTTAATCAATGACAGGGCGGTGCGGGATTTTTTTACTTCGTTGATGTCTGCGGGGATGAGATAGACTTAGATTTCGCAGAAGCAATGAAGGGCATATCTATTAACCTAATGGAGTCGTTAGAAACCGAAGGAAGGGGCTATGTTACGGATACGTGCATAGCCTTTTTCCGAAATAAGTGCCATAAACAGGCCTTCGAAATCTATGTTACGGATGCCTTGAAAGCAATAGCGGACAATACCTGCAGGGCATACGGCGGCGGCACAATGAAACAACGCTTTGCCGATTACCTGCACCCGCAAAAGGTTAATGATAGCCCTGTACAAAGTGCTAGTGAGATCATTGCAGGCATTAAAGCAAAGGCGGACACGATAAGAGCAACAATAGAGGGGTAATAAATACATGAACGTATTTGACTTAGTTGCCAAGATTACCCTTGATACTAGTGAATACGATAAAACGCTTAAAGAAAAGGCTGATGAGATAGATAAAGGCGGCGGGGGCGGCATAAAAGGCGCACTCGGTAGCATAGCAAAGACAGGGGCTTTGGCCTTTGGTGCTGTGGGTACTGCCGCAGTATCTGCCGTATCTGTCTTAGCAAAGGCGGCTGTATCAAGCTATGCGGAGTATGAGCAGTTGTCGGGCGGTGTACAAAAGCTATTCGGTGAGCAGGCTTCTAAAACGGTTATGAAGTACGCACAGGAAGCGTACAAAACCGCAGGCATGTCTGCAAACGAGTACATGGAAACCGCTACGGGCTTCGCCGCATCGCTACTGCAATCGGTTGGCGGTGATTCGCAAAAGGCGGCACAGATAACGGACGTTGCAATGCGTTCAATGTCTGATAATGCCAATACTTTTGGTACTGATATAGAGTCAATTAAAGCAAGTTACCAAGGTTTTGCGAAACAGAACTACACCATGCTCGACAACTTGAAGCTCGGCTATGGTGGTACAAAAACCGAAATGGAGCGTCTTATTAAAGACGCGAATAAATACCGAAAAGCGCAGGGCAAAAACGCCGACCTTACTATTGACAGCTTTGCCGATATAGTAGAAGCCATCCAAACCGTACAGGAAGAGCAGGGCATAGCGGGCACAACATCCAAAGAAGCTATGACCACAATACAGGGTGCGGCTGATGCTACGAAATCGGCATGGCAAAACGTGCTAACTGCTATTGCGGGCGGTGGAAATCTAAAGTCCGCAATGAAAGGCCTTATCTCGTCTATCTTTGGAAGCGGTAACGGTGACGGCCTGCTTGCGCAGGTTATCCCACGCTTTAAAGAAGCGTTTAGCGGTATCGGGGAATTTATAACAGAGATTGCGCCTGTAGTGCAGGCAAAACTGCCGAAGGTTTTATCTGATTTAATACCTACGGCAATATCTGCGGCTAGTAACTTAGTCAGCGCAGTGGGTAAAGCCCTACCTGCGGCGTTAAGCGGCATATGGACAGCTATAAAAACGGCGTTCACTGATAATAAGGATTTGTTCGGGGAGCAGGGTAACAAACTGCTAACGGGCATAAAGGACGGGCTGTCAAACGCCTTGCCGCAGTTGGTTACAGCCATAGGCGGCATATTAACATCAATCGGCACATGGGTCACTGATAATTGGGATACCATCAAAACCAAAGGCGGCGAGATACTATCCGCACTTGGTGAGGGGTTATCTACTGCGGCTGAAACGATTGGTTCTAGCTTGTGGGGCATTATTACAGGTGTAGGCTCATGGATATATGAAAACCGTGACACCATCCTGCAAAAGGGCGGCGAGATACTGGACTACATTGTGGAAGGTATCGGCAACGCAGTGTCCAATATCGGCAACGGCCTGCTTGGACTTATATCTGCGGCGGCCTCTTGGATAATAGCGAATAAGGATGCAATACTGACCACAGGTAAAACTATTGTAACCTACATAATTAACGGCATAGTTGCGGCTGTGGTTAATATCGGGCAGGGCTTTGTATCGCTTGTATCCAATATTGCTTCTTGGGTGATGGCGCACAGCGGCGACCTGCTTGCAGTAGGCCAGAATATCCTTAGTTGGATTGTAGCGGGAATTAAGAAGTGGATTGAGGACATTAAAGCGGGCTTTGACAATACCGTTGCAAAAATCAAGGAAAAGATAGACAGCCTTGACTTCGGTGCTATTGGTCTGCAAATCATTACCAAAATTAAAAACGCCGTTGTTACATGGTTAAAAGGTATTGCGGCGGGCTTCCTTACATTGCCGTCAAAAATTGTTAGTTATATAAAGACTAATCTTAGTTTTTCTGGAGTAGGTAGCGCAATTATTAACGGCATTAAGAATACAATAACCGACAACGGATTAACCAAAAAAATAGTCGGTATTGTACAAGCCGCCGTAAATGCCGCAAAAAAAGTCATACCAAACTGGATAAAGAACGGCAAAGTTGAGGACTTTAATTATGGCGGTGATGTCGGAAACGGTTTTACCTATGCCAAGGCTATGCACAGGCCATACCTGTTCAACAGGGGCACGGTGTTCGGGCAGTACAAGGGTAAAGACCTTATTGCAGGCGAAGCAGGCGCAGAAATGCTATTGGGAACTACTACCCTTGAAAGCATGTTAAACGGCGCAGTTACAAACGGCATGAGCGCATCTATTGGGCAGTTGGGGCAGATGATACAGCAAGCACAGAGACCTGTGCAGGCGGGCGGCAATCCCGCTGTGGAAGCTGAGATACTTGCCACACTACAGGAGTATCTGCCAAGGCTGTCACAGCTTAAGGTAGTGCTTAATAGCGGCACGGTAGCGGGCGAACTTGCGGCAGGCGTAGACAGTGCGCTTGGTAGCGTATCGATGAACAAAGCGAGGTATAACGCAGGATGAGCAACAAGTATGAAACAAGGTACGGCGTAACCTTTAACGGACACCACAGTTTCCGTGACTACCATCTCCTGCCCACATCTGCGCCCATGATTACACCGCCAGAGGTGCAAACCTTCTACGTTAATGTAGCGGGCGCAGACGGTTCGCTTGATTTAACCGAAGTGCTTACAGGGTACGTTAACTATGGAGATCGTAAAGGGGAGTTCAACTTCCAGATATACGGCGACCGCAGTGATTGGTACAACGTGTACAACGAGATTGTGCATGATTTGCACGGCAAGCGGGCTGACGTGATACTGGACGAGGACGCTCAATACTACTACAAGGGCAGGCTGACAGTTGGAAATCCCACCTTCGGCAAGCATACGGCTAATATCAAGATAACAGGCGTATTCAGCAGTAACAGGTACGTACAGGATAGTTACAGCGGAAACGATTGGTTGTGGAATCCGTTTGATTTTGATAACGGCATAGCCCGTGAATACTATCAGATACGCATACGTAACAGCAAAACTATTACGCTGATAGGCTCGGAAATAATTGTTTGCCCTGTGTTTACGCTTGATTCTGGCTACTTAAGCCTTACAACGGGCGGCAATACCTACCAACTGCAGGCAGGGGATAATATCTTCCTTAACGTACTGCTTACGGAGAACAACCTTGATGTCACGTTCACGGGTAACGGGGTAGTTACTATCACGTACAGAATCGGGGGTGTTGATTAGTGTACAGCATTAAGGTAGACGGTCAGCTAATCTATGCGCCGCCCGTTATGGCTGACGGGTATATCGTGTACAAAGCCACTGTCAGCAAGGAACTGAACAAGGTGGACAGTTGCGAGTTTACCATCCCCACCACGGGCAAGGGCTACGACATAATTAACAAACTGCATAGCGTTATTACTGTATACGATGGCGATGAAAAGATATTTCACGGCAGGTGCTTAAGCATTACAGAGGACTTTTATAAGCAACGCAAGTTTTACTGTGAGGGGTGCTTGGGGTATTTATCCGACAGTATCCTGCGCCCCTACAGCTTCAGCACTGATACAGCGGGCAATATCTTTAAATACTACATCGAACAGCATAACGCCGTAGTGGACAGCCCGAAGCGGTTTATTGTGGGCGATATTAGCACCATGCAGAGTGATCAATTAGTCCGTGAATCCGAAATGTATCCCAATACAATGACGGAACTGCAGGATAAACTGATTGAAAACTACGGCGGGTATGTAGTACCCCGCTTTGCGGGTGACAAGATATACCTTGATTACAGGGCTACAAGCGGCGGCGACAATGGGCAGGTTATCCAGTTCGGCAAAAACCTGCTAGAGCTTGAAAAGTTTATTGATGCGTCCGAAGTAAAGACCGTGCTTGTGCCGCTTGGTGCTAATGATGGGGATAACGGGCACATAACTATTGAAGAGCTTATAGGCAGGGACTACATAGAATCAAGTAGCGGCATTGCACTATTTGGGCGCATAGAAGCCTGTGAGGTATGGGATGATATAACGATACCTGCAAACCTGCTAACAACGGCGCAGGCACGGCTACAGGAGTTAATAAGCGAATCCGTAACGCTTGAGCTGTCGGCTGTGGACTTATCCATGCTTGATGTTCAAGTGGACAAGATAAGGCTAGGCGAGTATAACAGAGTGCTTTCTGTTCCGCACGGGTTAGATGATTACTTCCAATGCACCCGCATAAAGTTGGATTTATTCGACCCTACGCAGAATATGTATACGTACGGATACCCACGGCCTACATTAACCGACAGCCTTAACCGTTATAGGCTTTCATAAAAGGGGGTAATTATGGCAGTAACAGAAACCATACAGGAAATACTGCAGGGCATTGATGACAGCCAGTACGGGCGTGATATGCGGCAGTACATCCACAAGGGCATACAGAAGTGTTATGAGGAAGGTTCTGCAGGTGAGACAGACCTTGTTGCAAGGGAACGTCTTGACGAGGTAGAAGCAACCCTTACTTCAAGCCTTACGGAAATGCAGGAAACATTAGATGAGGGGCTTGCAAATGGATTTGCAAACATTGCGCCAACAGAAAGCACAACCACAGCATCGCAGGCGTATGCGGTTGGTGACTATCTGATGTATAACAACAAACTGTACAAGGTAACAACCGCAATTATTTCGGGCGGCACGATTGAGGTTGGAACAAATGTTGTGGAGTCAACCGTTGCTGAATCAATGAAAAAATCAAATGCTTCTGGAGTGTTGAATACACAGCAATTTCGTCCGTCCACATCATCAACAGGAACAAAGAATGGTACTAAGATATACCTGTCAAAGGGTACATATCTTGTGCAAATACGTTCAAGCCTTTCGTCCACATCTACAGCAGAAGTAGATAGTTTGGCCATGTTTAAAACTGGAGACATGTCAGAAGACATACTGTGCGGAGATACGCTGAACTCGTCTGGTGGCATGAGTGGATTTGCCCAATTAATGGATATACAAATAGTTGAGGCAACATCTGATAATTCCTACGTTTACCCAAGGGCTGTTCTGCGAACTGGAACAAATTACTCGCAATATTCTATAAATCTGTTTGTGGTGAAAATTGGATGAATTACACCAAGATAACAAAAACACAATTTGATGAGATGCAACTCAATGCAGGGGTGCTGTTATGGCGGTTTAACCCGCACGCCCCTGCAATGCAGGACAGCGACATTGTATGCGCCACTGTGGGCGGATTTGGGCTTAATGCTGTGCCAAAGATTGAGGACACAGGACAGAACGTGTACATGATGCCGCCCAATACCTTAGAGATGCAAAAGGTTACGGGGTGGGAAGTAGAGGTGAACTTCTCCACAATTAGCACAAGTGCGGCATTAATTAAGCTTTTGCTAGGTGCGGCAGATATGGGCGCAAGCATAACCCCACGGGATACCCTGCAGGATGAAGATTTTACAGACCTGTGGTGGGTTGGAGATCGTTTAGACGGCGGGCTTGTGGCAGTGCACCTGCACGATGTGCTTTCAGAAGATGGCATAAGCTATACATCCGCTAAAAACGCAATGGGCGGCATTGATGTACACATGACCGCCCACACATCACTGTTTACTGAGGTTATACCGTTTGAAATCTACAGTGTTGAAGGCAGGCCTATGTTTAATATTGAAAGCTATATGCACCTTATGGCCTACAACATTGAAAACGCCGACCGATTTACGGTGGATACAAACACGGGTCAGCTAGTAATAACCGATTCGGGCGAGTATGGGTATCATATCAACACAAGCACAGGACATATGGAGATCACTACATGAGGTATCAGCGAATAACAAACAGGGGCGAACCGATTATTTTAGGATACAGGGGTGAAAATAACGCTACGCAGGTATCCTATGACATTCCCAATGATTGGACGCAGGGGGAAGTGCAGTTACGTGTGGTGCGGCACGGGGAGACGGACGCATATGTACCTACAGAAGGCTTTGAAATCGTGGACGGTGTTGCTTATTGGCTAGTATCGTCAACCGATACCGCCATAACAGGCGAAGGGGTGGCGCAGTATTGCTGTATGGATAACGGCAAGATAATCAAATCTGCCACCTTTACCACAATAGTTAAGCCTTCAGCGGATAATAACGAAACACCCGTTGAGCCGCCCGAAAAGGGCTTAATTGAAGCCGCATTGGAACAGGCAAGCAAGGCCGCAAGCACAGCGGCGCAAGCCGTTACAGGGGCAAATACGGCGGCACAGCAGGCATTGCAGGCACAGCAGGCGGCTGAGGTAGCGGCACAGGTGGCGCAGGGTGCTATTTATGATTGGTTTACCCTGCAGGTAGATGAAAGCACGGGGCGGCTTTTGGTTACAGAGAACGAAAGGGGGGTATAAATGGCAACATATAATGCGGGTATTGTTACCGCATACGGTGCGGCGGTACAGGGTGGCTATACGGGTACATATGAGCAGTTTTGTACCATGCAGGCACACTTTGCCGAAAATGCGGCGGCGGCACAGGATGCGGCGCAAAGGGCAGAGCAGGCGGCGGCAACTTTAACCATAGATGCAACATTAACCCACGCAGGACAGGCGGCTGATGCTAAGAAAGCGGGGGATGAAATAAGTGCAGTAAAGGACGGTTTAACTGCGGTTGAGGATGATGTAGCGGATGTAAAGGAAGAATATGTCGAGTTATCTTCGTCAGATTTTGTGAACGGTGTATATTTGAATGGGGTGCTAGCTCCGACAGATAAGCGCATATGCACACCTATAACATATTCTGTATACGCCGGTGATAAGATCGTAATCACATCAACTGACCATCAGATAGAATGGGATATTTTAAATAGCAATAAGGCGGTTAGTAGCTTTGGATGGGCAACCGTTGCAACAGAAACAACATTTATTGTACCGACCAACGGTAAGCTTGCGGTTGAAATGCGAAATTCTAATGATTCCGCAATATCTCCGAATGATTATGACGCAACTATAAAAATATATCATACTGTGAGACATCATGCCGACAGGGGCGCAGAAGCAGACATACAGTCTAAATTGAATCTGAACGGTTTAAAGATTGTTAATGATGGTTCTGCTACATCTGCTCTGTCTATGATGAACGGAAAATACATCAATACGTCTGGGGCAACAGTAACAAACGGAAATACCACACTTGCAATCAGTGATTTCGTTCAGATTGATCCTTATGTGTCAAAAATTTCGTACACACATAAAGCGCCGGTGACGGTTATTATGTATTCCATTAATTTTTACGATGCTGATTATACATGGCTTGGTGGAAGTAATGACGCCGAAATATTGGCAACCGATTTTCCCGTTGGAACAAAGTACGCTGTCATTTGTGACTATGATTCAACATCTGCGCATGATACATGTACCGTTACACTGTACGGTTTTGAGAGGATAGATGATATCGCTGACAGTGTATCAAGAATAGCGGAATCAACCGCACTTGATACGGATGTTCTGAATCCCGATGTTTTTATTGATAAGTCAGTTGTAAAGAACACAAATATCAACTACACTACCGGAAATGCAGACTCTAACGCTTCGTTTTTCGCCTGCAATTATATAGCGGTAGATGCGGAAACAACGTATCACGTAATGCGGAACAACAACAAATTAAGCTCAACCGGGAACCTTGCATTCTACAATTCAAACAAGGCATATATAAGTGGTCAGCAATCAATATGGTCTGATTGGACTACGCCGGCAGGGTGCGCTTATGTACGGTTTAGCGTGTATGTTGGATCATATACACAGGATACGGCATCATTTGACGGTGTTGTTATCGTCAAAGGTGCTTCTGCTTCAGCGGTTAATAGCATATCAATGTTTAAATCTGCTCAGTTTAGTCCACTTTATGGCAAGAAGTGGGTTGGAATCGGTGACAGTTTAACCGAGGTTAATGCAAGAGCAGATTTGCGCTATTGGAACTACATTGTTCAACCGTATGGGATGACTTTCGTCAACTTCGGGGTAGGTGGTACAGGGTACATTAACAGACAAAATGAATCAAAGGCATTTTATCAGAGGGCATTAAACATTGATACAGATGCTGATGTAATTACAGTATTCGGTGGAGTTAATGATTGCCTGTTCGCATCTGCAAGCATGGGAGAACCAACAGACACCGGAACAACGACTTGGTGCGGATGTGTAAATGCACTTATCGATAATATTAGAAGCCTTTATTCATATGCGCCGATTGGCATCATAAGCCCACTTCCTTGCGATTGGGTGGACGGAAATAACGAAACACAATATGATACTCAACTTCCGAGCGACACAACATGTAGAATGTCGATGTTCGTTGATAAGTTAAAAACCATCTGTGCATTAAGGGGTGTTCCGTTCCTTGACCTGTTCCATACAAGCGGAATGATGCCAAATAATAGTTCGTTCAACGAAAAATATTATAGTTGCGGTGATGCGCGAACAGGTGACGGTCTTCATCCGAATAGCGCCGGACACAAACTGTTTTACCGCAAGATCGAAAAGTTTATTGAAACATTACTGGCTGAGTAAGAAACTCTGTCGAAGCCACAGCAGAATTGTGGAGGAGTGGTAAATCTGCGTTAAAGGGCAATTTAACTAAGTATTACGACTAACTTAAAGGGTGCTTTACGTAACGTAGCACTGTACTGTAACGTGTTATAATGTACTATATTATTGTTGTTGTATGGAGGTTAAATGATAACAATTAAGAAACATACAGAAGGCGATACAAGAGTCGCAGAAGGTGTGCCTACAATCGAGGATTTCAATTCTGCCAATTATGATCACGTTGATGATGTGAAAAAACTTGCAAATCAGTT